TATCTCTATTGGTAATGATGCAGTTGCGCAAAACATTAATATAGGAACAGGCGCTGCCGCTCGATCGATTGCTATCGGAAATACAACTGGTGCAACTGCTATTACTATTGATACTGGATCTGGTGGACTAACAATTCCATCTCTAAGTTCATATGGATCACTAGTAAACACCTCTGCTGGACTAGTAAGCGTCGCTTCTGCAGGAGCCGCTGGAACTTATCTTGTATCTGGTGGAGTATCTAGTTTACCAACATATGCGGCAATTGCTTCTGGTGACATTCCTGTTGACGCAGTAACTATTGACGAAAAGGCAACTGTCGCGTCTACTGGCGCTGATGTTGCTACTGGATCTACACCACGTGGCGTAACTTCATATCTTATTGGTGGGACTCAATATATATCAATACCAAATCAAGGAGCTACAACCTTTAGTACATTTTCATGGAATGGCAGCGCGTTTGTATCTGTTGGTGCTGATGTTGCTACTGGAAGTGTACCATGGCAGATTACATCATATGAAATTAGTGGTACATCATATGTATCTGTTGTAAATCAAAGTGATGCAACTTTCAGCACATATTCATGGAATGGAAGTGCATTTGTTTCTATTGGAACAGCTGTAGCTACTGGAACTACACCTAATGGTATTACATCATATGTAATTAGTGGGACTCAATATATATCTATTGCAAATCAAGGAGCTACAACCTTTAGTACATACTCATGGAGTGGCAGCGCGTTTGTATCTGTTGGAACAGCTGTAGCTACTGGAACTACACCTTATGGCATTACTTCATACGAAATCAGTGGTACATCATATGTATCTGTTGTAAATCAAGGAGCTAGTACATTTAGTACATTTTCATGGAGCGGCAGTGCATTCGTTTCTATTGGTGCTGATGTTGCTACTGGAACTTCGCCAACGTATATTACGGCATATCTTATTGGTGGGACTCAATATATATCAATACCAAATTCAGGTGCTGCAACCTTTAGTACATTTTCATGGAATGGCAGCGCGTTTGTATCTGTTGGTGCTGATGTTGCTACTGGAAGTTCGCCTAATGATATAACTTCATATAGTACTGGTGGAACTCAATATATATCAGTAACTACTTCAAGTGCTGCTACATTTTCTACTTATTCATGGAGTGGCAGTGCATTTGTATCTATTGGTACTGATGTCGCTACTGGAGCTGCTGGAAGACCGATTACTTCATATACAATTGGAACCACTCAATATGTGTCCGTTGTTAGTGTTGGGGATGGAGACTTTAGGACTTATACTGTAATAGCAGGTATTTATGCAACTGGTACACTAACTGGTAATGTTACTTTAACATCTGCAAGTACTGTTCTTATAGCTAGTACAAGTGCTGTTACACTTAACTCTTCTGCTGGAGCTATTTCTATCGGAGATGATGCAGTCGCGCAGAATATAAACGTAGGAACAGGCGCTGCCGCTAGAGTAATTACTGTTGGTAATATAACTGGTGCAACTGCCGTTAATATTAACACTGGTACGGCAGGTACAACGCATACAACTACTAATGGTGCTTACAATCTTATAACTGGAACTGGTGCTATTAATATTGGTACAGATGCTACGACCAAAAATATAATAATAGGGGCAAACTCAAGCAATACAGCCGTTGCAATCAGGGCCGGGGTTGGAGGAATTATTTGTACGACCTCTGACAACGCTGATTTTGTAGTTGCAACAGGTACAGGTAATATTAGAATTGGTGATGATGCAGCTACAAAACAGATCACTATAGGAAATATTTCTTCAGGACAACCAGTAAAACTTGTTACAGGCACTGGTAATATTGAAATTGGAATAGCTGTTGCAAAAACAATTACTATGGGTAATACAACTGGTGCAACTGCCGTTAATATTAACACTGGTACAGCAGGTACAACGCATACAACTACTAATGGTGTTTACAATCTTGTAACTGGAACTGGTGCTATAAGTCTTGGTGCTGATGCAGCTGCTAAAACGATTACAATTGGAAATACAACTACGACGACTGCTGTCAATATTGATGCTGGTTCTGGTCAAGTTAATGTTACTTCACCAACAGCAACTGTATTTAGTACTGGATTATCAACTGCTCCTGTAAACTCTAGTGTAGCTACTGCAGCATTTGTAACAGCATTTACTGCCGCTACTTCATATCAGAACACAACTGGATATGATTTAATGGTTAATATTTGTGTAGAAATTTCAGCTGCTACTACAGCAACTCTTACACTTGGTGTGGGATCAGCTACATCTCCAACTATTAATACTGTTGTGCCATCATTTAGTGTCGCAGCTGCAACGTTCTTCACATTAAGTGCTATAGTGCCAAATAATTACTATATACAGGTCGCTAGTACGGGAACCCCTACCTTTACAGGTATAACGGTTCAATCTTGTCCGCTATAGATGTAGTTAGTTTTTAATGTAATGTTGGATGATGTAAGTATATTGTTGTATTTTTCTAGTTCTTGGGAGTTTATTATGAATATGTGGATGGCTATTGGAGGTGTGATAGGTGCTTGTTGTACAGGAGTTTCTCATGTATATGAATATTCACAACAACAACGTGATAGAGAAACCCAAGAGCAGAGAGATGTTAATCATCAAGAAGTAGTAAGTGATGTTAACGAACAAAGGCATCATCATCCAACGTTAGAAGAAATGATCGACAGCCAACTCAATAAAAATAATGGTGATGTTGACACAGAGATAGATATAAAAATAGAGATACATTCACATACTAGAGATAGTAAAGAAAGTAAGGATTAATCATGTTAGATTGGATGAAAAGTCTTATTGTAATAGTAAGCATGGTTGTAGTCTTCGCAGTTAAATTTTTTATACCATCTTATCAGGATGATAATATCTTTGAGGAAACAACTGAAAAACTCATCGAATATGGGACTGGGGTTGATATTGATTTAACTCCATTATCACCTGAGAGTAAGTAGTATTAATGGTATGTTGTGCAATTGTTTTCTATCTTGAGTATATAAAATATAAAATTGCCAATTAAAAGGAGTTGAGTATGTTATTTCCTGATAGAGGTTCCACTTATCTTGATGACTCTCATAAAACAGTACTTTCAAAAATGGAAACATTTTATGCTAACTCGATTAGCATGAATCAGGCTTTTTGGAGTGAGGCAGATACTGATACAAAGTTCGAAGTTGGAGATGGAAATTTATGGAACGATCTATATGGAAATCTTCCTTCTCATAGAAAGCGTCAATTTAATTTCAATCGCATCCGTCCTATTATAAATATGATCAGTGGTCATCAGCGTAGATCCCGTAAGTCTATTATAGCTGTTCCCATCGAGAACGCTGACAATGAGACATCTGATCAGTTTACTAAAGTTCTCATGTGGTGTGTAAACCAAGAAAGTATTTTAGAAACTATCTCTGAATCCTTTCATGGTGCACTTGTAACTGGTATGAATCTTTTACAAGTGTGGTTAGACTTTCGGTCTGACCCAATCTCTGGTAATATCAAAGTCGATAACTGTAGTTACAATTCATTTATCATAGATCCGTTCTTTAAAAAAGCTGATCTTTCCGATTGCAATGGTATATGGAAACGGAGCTTTCTTACTAAAAGAGAGTGTATATCATTAATGCCAGATAAGTCTGAAGATATACTTGGATTATCAAGTTCAGATTCTGGATCTGGCCAAGACGGTAAATTCCAGCATATGCCTGAGTCTCGTGGAACGAACAACCTTCTAACATACGATGAATTCTACTATAGAGATTATCGTACACAAAAGATGCTTGTCGACACTGAGACTGGTGAGAGTATGGAATGGAAATCTGAAGATCAAGAGCGTCTTGATTTGTATTTAGCTAGGTATCCGCAGGTAACTATTATTGAACAAGAAGTTCCAACAGTAAGACTTGCTATTGTTGTGCAAGGGAAGGTACTTTATGATGGACCTAATCCATTGGGCATTGATAAATATAATTTTGTCCCTGTGTTTGCTTATTATAATCCACAGATGTCGGATTTCCAATGGCGAATTCAGGGTGTTGTACGTGGTCTCAGGGATGCTCAATATTTGTACAATCGTCGCCGTATTATCGAATTGGATATATTAGAAAGTACGATTAATACTGGATGGGTTTATAAAGAGAATGCTTTAGTTAATCCAAAAGATGTCTTCCTGACTGGACAAGGTCGTGGCCTTGCTCTCAAGGAAGAAGCAGCTATGACGGATGTTCAACAGATCCAATCTCCTGTTATACCTCCAACAACAATCCAGTTATCTGAACTCCTTGCAAAAGAAATGCCATTAATTTCTGGTGTTAATGAAGAATTATTGGGATCAGCGTTGGATGATAAAGCCGGTGTTCTTTCTATGCTCCGTCAAGGAGCTGGTCTTACAACACTTCAGGGTCTTTTTGACCAGTTGGACAGAGCCCAGAAAAATCTTGGTAAGATTATGATTGATATAATCCAAGCTAATTTTACTCCCGGAAAGATTAAGAAGATTCTCGAAGGAGAAGAGCCCACTGATCAATTTCACAACAAAGCTTTCGGTAAATATCATGCTGATGTTCAAGATGGTCTGAATACAGCAACGCAACGTCAGATGCAATTTGCTCAGATGCTTCAATTGAAAGAGTTGGGACTGCCTATTTCACCTGAAGATCTATTGGAAGCAGCAACGCTTCAGAATAAAGATCGCATTATTAAGAACTTACAGAAATCAGAAGAAGCTGCAGCACAACAACAACAACAACAAGCTGAAATGGCTATGCAGTTACAGCAGTCTCAGATTGAGTTGGCTCATGCAAGAAGCCAAGCAGATATTGGTCTATATGCAGAAAGAACATCACGTGTTGCTGAAAATGAAGCAAGTGCTGTGGAGCGCATACATAAAGCAAATTCTGAAGATCAGAGCGCTACACTTGATAAAATTAAAGCAGTAAAAGAGCTTGAAGATATCGATATTAAGCATATGGAACGTTACTTCGACATGGTTAATGCATTAAGATCACAAGAGTCTAATATAGCTGAATCTAAAGTTAATGAGGTTTCTCAGCAACCAATAGAAAATCAACCTGGACAACAGCAGCAAGTAAATAATAATAGTATTGCATCAGGTCTAAGTGCGAAGTAATATGGTGCAGACAGTTAGAGGTAAAAACCCTTGCGGATATTCCGCAGTTTCTAAAGAAAGGCCATATCATGGCAGCTAAAAA